TTGCTCGTTAAAAAAGCCCATGTAAGACTGGGTAATAGAGTGGCAGCCAATACTAATATTATTTCCTCGTTGTGGGGTCCAAGCTGACGTATTTGAAACGCCCTCGGCTTCTACACCGGGACTTATAGCAAACGGCAGAGGCCCAACCATTATCAAATCGGAGCTTAGATTGGATGCCGACTGAATATCAATCATTATACTAACGTGTACTAGGTCACCCACTTTGGTATAATTACCTTGTTGTCTAAAGTAACTAATGACTGGATTATTTCCATAGTATGCAATAATTGAAGGCGAAAACGTGCCAGTCTCCACGTCATCCAGCTTATTAGCCGACCCAGTCCCGCCAAGGTATACACCGTTAGATGGGTAAAGACTGCCAGAGAGATACAAATCCTTAAAGCGTACCGTTGATCCCCCAAGAGACACCTGTGCATCTGCGTTTGTGCCGCTTCCATTGGTGGGGAGAATTGCTTGGCCATCATCATATAACTTAAACCCCATAACGCCCGAATTGACGTTAAGCCGATCACCATCACTAACAGACAGGCTCCCCACAGTGGAGCCGTTTTTGCTAAACCTCGCAATCTCCCCATCCGTTGTACGCCTATCAAAAAACGCAGCAGGGTTGCTCCCCCGAGAAATACGAAGACTGTCTGGCCTAATTTCCACACCCGCTGAAGTTGGATGGTCTGCACTCGTCTTACCCACGAGCAGGTTACCGCTGCTGTCGATGCGCATACGTTCTGTGGGGCGGACATCAGAGTTTCCCCTAGTTGAAAACGTAAGAGCCTGTCGGTAGCCAGACGTCGCCTCTTGATCCCAGCCAATCTCTGCCCCGTGAAAGTTCCAACCTTCACCAATGCCAAAACCGATATAGCCTTTACCTTGAACAGACCCAGACCCACCCGCTGCGTTGTAAAATAGTGCGGATGCGGTGTCGTTTGTATTCTCAGAAACCATCAACTTTGCATCAGGCAAACTCGTACCGATACCCACCTTATTATTCGCTGCATCAACGTGAAGCGTGTTTGTGTCCACAGTCAGCCCATCGCTGGTGATAGTCCCAGTGACGTCTACACCTGTGCTGGTGGTGGCGAGTTTGGCGGAGCCGTTGTGGTAAACCTCAACAGAACCATCCGCTGTATTCTTTAAGTAGTATTCATCAGCGGTGCTTTTCAGGTACATATGCGTACCCTGTAATACCAAGGCACCTTGCCCTGCTTCCTTGATATAACTATTAGACCCATCGTGGTAAATCTGTAGGTCAGACCCAGCGCCAAAGATGGCTTTGTCGTTGTCACCTAGAGATACATTACCAGTAAACGTAGGGTTAGCGGTAGGTGCAGCACCGACCACTTCAGCAACACTGATTTGACCGTCTGCTAGTTCAGCATTATCTGAGATCAGATTAGCTAGTGTCCGTGCCTTACTCATCGTAAATATCCTCTATCCTTCAAAACATAGGCAAATGCCCACTAGAGGGCTGCTGCTCTTACGTTAGCCGCCGTATCAACTACACCTAAGTCATAGGCTTGTGTGATTTGAACAGCTTCACCAACCGCAAGCGCAACAGAGTTGGCGTTACAGTGTTCGACCAACTTGCTAATGATTTCAGACTTTGCTTTATTTGACCGAACTGCGATAAAATTATCCGCCCATTCTTGAACAGAAACGGCGATCGACTCCATTGCCTTATAATCATGATCTTCGATTGTGAGTGTGATTGTGTGTGACATTTTCTATGCCTCCTTTTAGATTAGATGTCCCATGAAGTGTGATGGGTCTTTCAGAGCGCAAGGTCTAGTCGATGAAACCCCGCTAAGGGCCACCGTCACATAGTCCCCAGCCGATAGGCTCACAACACATGAAAATGAGTTTGATGATTCTATTCCCGTCCCAGAATGAACATTTGGATCATTTAGGAAACTTGCATAGCCTGCCCCGTTGACCTTAAATACCATAGCCATCGAATCATCGACATTATCACCATCGACGAAAGTTAAGACCGCAGTGAAAGTGTAAAGTCCATCAACCGGTGCGGTGAAGCGACCGTTTGACGTGGTATAATCCCCATTGTTATCCAACAATTCAACGCCAAAAGTTATGTCGCCATTGACCATTGGGCTTTCGGTGATTGAGGTCTCAGCATGAAACGCCGGTTGTTTCGGTCTTGAAACCTCTCCATCGTGATGAATCCGCATCGCCAACGCTGATTCGCCGTCTTGGTAGTCATTGCTGTAAAAGCTCAAAGCGTTAGTTGATACTGTGCTACCAGAGTCGAACATAATGGCCGCCGATTGCGAGTCGGGGGTTCCTGCGTTGCCATCTCGGAAAAGGATGCCACCCTCAGTTTCGGTGGCGTTGTCGATGGTTAGGATTGGGCTGTTGCCGTAGAGGTGAAGCAAGCTGTTGGGGATGGTTCCAGTAGTTGACCAACGGCTTAAGTCTGACATTCCCCAATATCCATCATGCGAAAGCATAGTAGAAGCATATGAACCATCATCTTTTTCAATACCGATAGTTAAATTGGTCGGTGCTGTTGAACTTGTCCATGTCCCAGCCGCTTCAGCAAACATGAAAGCACCGTTGGCCATCTTTGTCCCATCCGAGCCATTCCACAACATACGGCCCAAATTGTTCCCCTCAACCAATGCCGTTGAGTTGTCGCCAATGACTCCGCTCGTCGAGTGACCAAGAACAAGTTGCGTTTCAACATTTCCACCAGTTCCCCACGTAAACAGCCCCATTGTTCCGTTGTTTTTTGTCCCTGCGGCTGTCGAGTTGAGTGCAATTTGGGGGAAAATTTGAGTTGCATTCCCCGCATCGTAATATGGAGCGGACGTGCCGCCACCACCTTCTCCGAAATAAGTGTTTCCATCCTGTCGGAATGCCACATGGGTTTTTCCGTCAACGTCGATCCGACCTTCTTCAATTTGGCAATTATATGCCATTGTCATGTTTTGATTTGGATCGGCGCTGTCTACGAGGATCAAAGAGGCGTCTGTTTCAGCGGTATTGCTTATTTTAAGGGTGGTATTAGCACCTGTTATGTCTACACCTCCCGAGTCTAGACGAAAAGCCTCTGTACCATTAATAGAAGCTGTCAGAGCATTGAATACGTTTAGGTTTGCTCCGCCATCATTACTTCCACTACTGCTAAACGTCGATATTTTTAACCCTCTTGAAAGCTGCGCACCTGTAAAGATAGCCACATCAGTGTTGTTAGATCCCGCAAAAACATGAAGCGGTGTGCTAGGAGTTATAGTCCCCAGACCCAACCGTTCTGTGGAAGCTGACCAGTAAAACTTTGGCGTGGTGCCTGTGTCCTCGAAGAAGTTGATATCGCCGTTGGAGGAGAGTCTCATACGTTCTGTAAATGTCGTAGATGCCTTGTCCCAATGCCCAAACTGCATAGCTTCGCCAGTGACGGTAACGATGTCACCCTCTGTAGAACTCGCACCTTCGATCAGCAGGGATGGCTGGGCAGATGCACCTTTAAGGTTAAGCAGTGCGTGGTCATCTCCGTCATCAACGTAATCCCAAATACCATTACCAATGGTGACGTGAGTTTTATCTTCTCGACCTGCTGCAATGATACGGGCATCGCCGTTGTCGTCTGGACCTGTTAGGACCGCAAAGTTTCCATCGTGTTCACTATCGGAGTTTCCATATAGATGGATGCCAGCCCCTCTCGACCCAGTTGAATAGGCATCGCCACCTGCATAAATCTGCAACTCATCACGGCCCGTACTTGCGTTCTTTTGGATAAGAGCATTTGAACCCGTAGCACCTTCAAGCTCAATTTCGTTTGTAATCGTGACGATGGGTACAGTCAGATCACCAGTCATAGTGTCGCCAGCTACTTCAACGTAACGAGCATCTGACTGTGTCTTCGTGTAGTTATCTGCTAGGGTAAACGTACCGTAAGCTACAATGTCTACTACATCGTTAAGTGTAGCACCTGAAGCAAGAGCAATGCTTGTACCATTCGTAGCAGTAAAGTCTGTACCAGCTAACAGCTTCACACCGTTAAGGTACACATCTACGTAGCCTGTATCGTAGGTAGCAGCAAAGACTGTCTGACCAGCCGAAGCAGTATAAGTAACACGATCAGATGTACCATTCACAGATGAGCCAGCAGGAACCCAACCACCAGAGCCATAAACGTACATGATGTCGCTGGCTGTGTTGAAGTACAAAGCACCAACTATAAGTGCATCACCATCGTTATCCAGTGCAGGCGCTACTGCCTTTGGTCCAAGGTAGCGGTCATCAAAGTCATCATAAGATGCAGCCGCATTAGCTTCACTGGTAGCAGCAGCACTAGCTGAGTTACTTGCGTTAGTTTCACTTGTTGCCGCATTAGCTTCAGATGTAGCAGCGTTTGCAGCACTTGTAGCCGCAGCAGTAGCTGAACCAAGAATGCCATCTACGTATGTCTTGTTAGTTGCATCACCACCTGAAGTAGGGGCAGCCAAGCCAGTTACTTTGTTGGAACCCATTGCAAGGTTACCAGACATAGTATCGCCAGACTTAGTAACCTGTAGGCCATCCTGTTGATCTACATAAGCCTTAGTAGCAGCATCCTGTGCGGCAGTAGGATCAGTAACACCTGTTACCTTATTCCCGCCCATAGCAATAGCGCCACTCATTGCACCACCAGCTAGAGGCAGCTTAGTAGCAATGCTATTAGTTACAGTGGTAGAGAAGTTAGCGTCATCTCCCAGCGCAGCAGCTAGTTCGTTCAGCGTATCAAGTGTGCCCGGGGCGGAATCAATTACATCAGCAATCTCAGCATCTACATACGCTTTAGTAGCAGCATCTTGAGGATTAGTAGGATCAGTAAGGTTAGTGATGGTAGCAGTTGTACCAGCGTTCATGTTCAACGTACCGTCTATAGTCACGTTGTTGAAGCTAGAAGAACCTGTAGAAGTAATGTTACCTGTCACATTGCCAGTGACATCACCCGTTACATTACCCGTGATATTCCCTGTTACGTTACCTGTTACATCGCCTGTAAGGTCACCCGCAACACCACCAGAGGCAGACACTGTAGTAAACGCACCGCTGCTAGGTGTAGTTGTACCAATGGTTGTACCGTCGATTGCACCGCCGTTAATGTCAGCAGAAGCTAGGGTAGCTTGGCCCGTTGATTGTACCGTAGTGAACTTACCTGTGGTGTGGCTAGTTGCACCGATTACAGTACCATCAATGCTACCACCGTTAATATCCGCAGATGCAAGTGTAGCCTGACCTGTTGTAGATACTGTTGTGAAATCACCTGTAGAAGGTGTAGAAGCACCAATAGTAGCGCCATCGATAGTGCCGCCGTTAATGTCGGCTGTGGCCGCTGTAAGGCTTGTATTGGCGTTCAGTGTGGTAAACGTACCTGCGGCTGGGGTTGTATTACCAATAACCGTATTATCGACAGCACCGGAGTTAACATCCACCGAGGTAAGCGTAGAGGTGCCTGTAGCAGATAGGTTAACCAACGTAGTATCGCCAGTTACGCCCAGCGTTGAACTAAGGGCTGTAGCCCCTGTTATGTTCAGTGTGCCGGTTAGGGCCGTGTTGCCTGCCACATCTACATCCCCAGAGAGATACAGATCCTTGAAGCGAATTAGGTTGGAACCAAGGTCAACTGTGTTGGTGATATGCGGCTCTAATACAGATCCGGTCTCTACCGTCAGCAGTTCCCGCCAGACAGCCGAGCCTACGGCGTTGTTATAACAAATGTACCAACGGTCGTCATAATAATTATACCAGAAAGAACCACGAGCATATCCGTCATTGGCATCATCCCCATTAGTTGGGTTAGATGTTGCCGACGGGTTGTTCTTACCTCCAGTACCGCCGTGGACTGCCGGCAGATATCCATCAACTGAGGTACTTAACTCAATCTTAGGGGCATTACCTGTAGACCCGTCGTGGGAATGTCCGCCCGGCCCAAAAGCAGTTACAAGCTGGTTAAATTCAGCATTCAGAGGAGGAGCCGTGATGTTGGCCCCGTTAATGATCTGTGAGGTTGATTGCCGGGTATAGCCTGTCATTATCGTCTTCCTGAGATAGTGAACTCGAACACTAGGCCCTGAATTGAGTAGGGGGCGAAGTCTCCGGTAGTTACATATGTGATTTGAACGGCGTTGCCGCTGCCTTCTATGGGCGTGTGAAGGATGGGCTTTTCAGACCCGCCGTAGGTCACAAGAGAGGCCCCGTAGTCAATGTTCTGGCCTCGATACTGAACCGGCTGACCTTTACTCGTCTCTAAGTAAGAAGAAGGGTTAGATACGTCGGNGGAGAAGTAATCGTANACAACAGCGAGGTTCATTTCTAAGGGGCCTTCAGCCCGGATGAAGGTGTTAACCTTCCGCATGATTTTACGGATCTCTGTGTCGCCGAAGTCGTAGAAAGGAGTAGAATACACCGCTACNATGTTNTCATCAGCAAAGGTGTTNCCNTGTTCCTGCCGATAGACCTTGCCGTCAAAGTCTCCGTGGAAGACAAACTCCGTACCACCAATATAACCGGAGGTCGTACAAGAGGCCCGTATCCCTAGCAGTTCTCCAAACTCCCACCCCAGCCTTTGGTCAGATGTACGAAGACCGCCGATGATACCAAAGGCATCAGACAGGTTGGTGTCCTCATTAGAGACGAAGTACCGTAGCTGCGACTTATTTCGGATAACACAACCACATAGATCNTTCAGGTCNTACAACTCAGGTAGCTGAGAGATCGTTGGCTGTATTCGTTTAGAGATGGTCTCTAATTCAACGTCCCCAATTCGAGACGTACCCGCCACAGGACGTAGGCCGTCTGGTGCGAGGAATACTAAGTCACCACCAAGTTCTAGTACACTGTCTCGTGCAACGCAGCCTACGTTGGCTGTAACCTGCTCTAGAATAAAAGGAGTGTTTACGTCGGAACTGGAGATAACCTTCTTGATTGAGTTCCCGCCGAACACAAACAGAGTGTCACGGAAGGGCTTTAATTGTACTAGGTCAAAGCCAATAGGTAGCTGTCCGGCACCGCCTGCGGCTGTCCAATCGTTTTCATTACGAGGGGACGAATAAGCAATGTTGGAGGCGTCCGATAGATCCCCACCAAACCAGAGGTGGTTCTCATATACCTCTACAATCTCCGGGGCCTCGAAACACATCACACCGCCCGGGTCTGCGTCAGTACCTGCCCCAGTAGGATTTAGGTACTTCCAGTTAACTCCGTCGAATACAAGTGCGTTGTTAACCCCGTCCACGAAGCAGATCTTATTGCCGTCACCGAAGTTGAACTGGGCAGATCTGATACGGAATACTTCGTCCTTAAAGGTACCTGTTCTGGTAGGATGCGTCAGTCCGGTGGAGTGTGCCGACCAGCCTACTAAAGGCACAAAGCGGAAGAACGAATACTCGTGGTTATCGATGACTACTACGTCACCGGGGTCAGCCGCCGTATCTAGAGTAATCGCATTGTTCGCTATATCAATGGTGTACTCTGAGCGAAGAAGTTCNCTACCGTTTAGGTACACACCGAGGGACGTAGAGTTTGTGACGGACAGAGGTCGGCTATTATCATCACTGCCGTTAAAGACAGAGCGAGTAGTTACGACTGTATAGCTGAAGGAACGATCCTTACGGGCAGCCAACAGATCTTCTCGAAACAAGCTATCGTCATAGTAAATAGATAGATTGTATACCTTACCTTCGGACTCGTCTCCGCCTACCGTAGCGATGCTGTCGCCGCCGTAAGGGACAAAGCCGTTGATGCGGCGATACCCACCAAACAGAGACACCTCATAGTTCACCAAGCGGATGGCTACACCGGGGGCCTCCTCAGATAGCAAAAGGTGGTTCTGACTTGCGTCGAGACCGCCCGAAGATACCACCTTATATGACTGGATGTTATCCGGCATTAGAAGCTGATCCTAGTGTCTTCAATAGAGATGTACTTGTTAAGGAGGAGCGTCTGCATCTCTTTGATACCAGACATAAACTCTTGCTGTGCAATACCCGCCATCTCCGAGTTATCTCGGAATAGGTACATATGATACATGGCACCGGCGATGATCACATGATCAAACGTAGTAGGTACCCGGGTCTGGTCATTATAGTTGATCAGGTTTGCGTTGTTTAAGAAGTAACGGAAACGAATTACATACGGCTTGTTAGGTGTAGGTGTTACCCCGTAGCCATTTCCGTGTAGCGGAAATACTGATGCAGGGATGTCTAGGCCAGTGGCACCAGCGTCTAGGTCAGCATTGCGCAAGCGGTCGTAGTAATAGTCACGAGATATAAAATTTAAGGATGTTGTTGTGGTGGCTTGTGTGCCATCGTTAACAATATAGAAGCTGCCCCATTCNACGGACTTGAAGAAGTTAGGCCAGCTATAGTCTTCTTGACCTACTGTCAGTATCTGGGAATGTTCTGCGGAGTTAAACGGCCACTCAAATTCAGCGGCGTTAATTTTAGCGATAGACGCCTTAATTGCATCTTTAGACAGAGCCTGCACACCTCGTGTGCTTAGAAAGTCTGCCTGCTGAATTTCCACTTCATTCAAACGACGAAGCAACTCATTGGTCAGTGTCATAAATGTTGTGGGCATATCAGGCTCTCAATAAGGGATGAGGAGGCCCGAAGGCCTCCCCTGTAGTCTTAGGCTGCGTTGTAGTTTGCAGTGAACAGAGCCTCGGGGCGGAGTACCTTCCGACCGTAAAGCTGCATACCACGCACGATGTCAGAGAATGTCTCTGGTGAGCGGAAGCTCTCTGTTTTTGCAAGCTGCTGTGCAGATGCGATTGCAGAGTCATGGCCTGCAACGACGACACCGAAGTTTGTCTCGGAGCCTGCCGATGCGTTGGTGTCTGGACCTGTACCGACATATGGCAGGTTGTTTGATTTGTAGACACGGAGTCCACGAACCAAGTTACCGCCCATACGACCGTTACGGATCTCATCACCGCCACCGAAATCTGCGTTAACGAACTTAGAGTCTTCGTCCATCAGCAACTCGATCATCACCGGATCAAGAACAACCCAACGACCGTCTTGGTCTACGTTGGCTTGGTCCATCTTACGAGCGATGCGGTTAAGCAAAGCCAAAGGTGATGTAATGCCACCAGCGCCGCCACCGGCTGCGACTGGGATAGATGTGACCTCTCCGTCAGCGCCCAAGTCAGCACCACCGAAGTCAGTGATGTCCAGCTTGTTTGCTGCCAAGAGTTCGTCTACGCCAGCGTTTGTGTCGGCTTTTGTGCCGTTTGTCGCTGTACGACGTGCCCACGAGCCAGCACCACCAGTCCAACCGGACAAGTAACCCAGAACTTCTGAGTCAAATGTATCAGCCAAACGGTACGCTGCACGGTCTGTCGCCAGATCCATGAAGTTAACGTGTGAGTGTGCTGCTTCGATGTCGTCGATTGCGAACTGGAAGTAGTTCGCTTGGTCTACGACCATTGTGAAGTCAGCGTCGGCGATGTCTTGTGTCGCCAGAGTTGTACCACGAGCGTAGTTAGACACTGTGATTTCAGGCTCTTTGATGATGCGAACGCTATCACCGTACTGGCTGATCTCACCTGTGTAGTCTGTGTTCGTAATGTCTTCTACGACAGAAGTTTTACGAAATTCCTTCTGGACCTTCTGGCTGTAAATTACTGGCGAGAAGTTACCATTGGGCAGGTTGGTGTAACCTGATGCTTTTGCGAATGCCATTGTTTGTTCTCCTTCTAATGGCGATAACAAAAGTCACTAAGAGTGACTTGCTAAGGTCAGATAGAAGAACGAAGTAAGGGCAGAACTTGCTCTAGGGTGCGTTTCAGGCGCTAACC